TTCTATCACGTAATCCACTTCTTCTTAATAAACTTTTTCTTTTCATTCCTTCCATTTCTTCTAATCTTCTTAGTTTTTCTTCTCTACCCACCATACCATTCTCTTGCCTATATACTACAGGTGGTACAACTTGTCCACCCATATTTCTACGCATGTAGTTTACATAGGGACGAGCTTGCATGGTTGCAGTAAGTCCTTCAGTTACTCTACCACCACCTGCTTTATTTCCAAACATACTACCAAATAATCCACCACCAACACCACCAGTTCCAAAACCTAATGCAGTTGTACCAAGTCCTAATAAAGTTTTACCAAGACCAGGACCACCACCACTACCTGTAGTAGTTGCTGTACCACTTCTTTGTTTTAATATTGGATTACCATATATTGCAGATTGATAACGAGCAAGCTGTGTTTCAGGAAATTGTTGTTGCTCAATAAATCTAGCATACGCTTCATCTAAACTAGCTTGTCCTAACTGACGTTTATCTTCTCCAATAGTTTGTAATAAACCTTGCTCTGCTACACCAGATTTAAATATCTGTGGCGCAGCCGTAGAGATTTGTGCAGCCGCTTGACGTTCTCTAGCTTGTTGGTCTTCAAATTGTTTCTGTGCTGCTTCAAAAGCTTTTTGTTGTCCTTTAGCTTCAATATCACCTAGTAGTCTTTGTTGTCCTGTAGCTCTTTCAGCAGCTTCTACAGCAGCCCTTGTTCCAAGACCAGACATACCACCTGCTCTAACAGCCTGTGCTTCAAATTCAGGAACCTTAGTTCTTTCATATTGTCTTTGTGCTTCATCTTTCTGTGCATCAAGAGAAGCTCTAAGATAAGGCGACATATATCTTTTTGCAGTATCACCAGTAAATTCTTCAGTAGTACCTCTAGCAAGATTAAGAGCTTCTTGTTGCAATGGGGCTTGAGTACCAACAAGAGACTTCAATCCTTCTTGAGAAGCTATCTGTTCAGGCGTAAGAGGAGCAATAGTTTCACCTGTATAAGGCGTAAACCCTTCATCCATCCTTTGTTGATAAAGAATTTTTTGATCTTCTAAAATTTCTTTAACATAAGGTTTTAATTCTTCTGGAATTGTTGGCCTATATGTTGTTGTTTTAGTTGCTGGTGAATCTCCAAAACTAAACAGTGATGATAAAAATCCCATTGTTATACCCTTTCTATCATTGGCCTAAGTGCTGCCAATCCATTAATTTGATTTGGTTGTTGATCTGTACCAAATGCTTTTTCTCGTACACTATCTACTACTTGATCCATAACATCTGCTCCTGCATCTGCACTGCCATTACCAAGTGCTGACATAGTATGAGCATCAACTACATATTCATCAGGACTGACAGCAAGTGTACCTATCTGACTTCCTTCTTGTCTTGCCACTATAGGCATATATACATTATCTTCCATGCCATGTCCTGTACCTGGAACTTGACCAGAGAATCCATCATCTACCGCGAGCCTCATTAAGCCACCGCCTTGGGCTGCTTTGACTTGATTCTTCATTGCATCCATTAGTGCTGGTGCTGCAGCCATTGATAAACCTTGTGATGGCATATCAGGTTTTGTATTAATTTTAGCCCTATCTACTAAGTCTCCTAAAATTTTAGTCTCAAGTGTATCACCATCTGGAAGAGGAGTCTTAAAAACTTTATTAAGATTTTGTGTAGGTGGTTGTTGAGGCATCATAGGCTGTTGAGGCATCATAGGCTGTTGAGGTGTCATAGGTTGTTGAGGACTTGCAGCAGGTTGTGATGGTGTCATAGGTTCCTTCATACCAGTTCCAGGTTGAGGACCACCCCTAGCTTGTTGTGCCATAGCCATTATACCAAGATCATCTAAATTAGTATCTGTTTTTGTAGCTCTTTGCATATTTTGTAAATCAGGTATTGCCATTATTTACTCTTCCATAATTAGACTGTGCCTTTGTTTGATCCGACATAAAGTTAGGGTCTTCAGTAGGTTTTAATTTTTTAAATGTTTCCATCTTTTGAGTTAGTAAGTATCTAGTTGGATCAATAACATTACCTTTATTAAGATTACCAACATAGGTACTATTATTAATTAAATCATAATATTGTTCTGGTGACATTTTTTTCATTAGTTTAAATCCTGCCAAGATGTTTCTGATCCAAGACTAACATATCCTTTATACTTACCACTACTTGCTGCATATGCTATATCTCCTTTACGTGGTCTTCCTATCTCTGATAATGTAACCACTGTATAAATATTAGTAGCTGGTGCAGCATCTAAATTTACATCTCTAGTTTCTAATTCACTTGTTAAAAGACCAGACCATGTTTCCAAAGTTGTATATAACTCTCTTAACTCTTCATCACTTGTATCCATAAATCTTGTAGGAAATGTCGGGTATCTTGCCATTATCTTTGTCCATCACCTTGGAACCCTAGTCTGACTGATCCCCACTGCCAGCTTGCTCCCTGCGAACTACAAGATACCCTAATTTTTGCTTGCCTTCCTCTTGCTCTAAAATTAATTTTATCTGTTTGTTGAGTTATATCAAACTCCTTAGTTATCTCCTCACTGCTCTCTGGATATTTTTTAGTAATAACTTTTACTCTTAACTTGCCTGTATTTAAATCAAAGTCAGGTATTAATTTATTCATAAATAATATTTGATTACCATCTTCTATATCAAAGTCAGCAGACTCTACAAAAGAAGTTATTGTTCTATTATTTTCTGTATAGTAATCTGCAGGTTCATTATTAAATAATTTATTATTACCAGTAGAAGAACCATCAGCATTAATAGAGACACCTGTAGTAATTGTATTACCAAATACTTCTTTATCCGCAAAGGTTGTAAAAACTCCTGTACCATAAGTCCAATAATTATTCTCAGGAGAAAATATTACATAGCTATCACACTCTGTTACATTTGATTCATCAGAAGCATAAAGCCAAATAATTTCTTTAAACTCTGAATTAACACCTGTATAAACTTTAGCTTTATATTTAGTATTCAACCTATCAAATATAAACCTACGTACTGTGCAATCAAGAACTCTTACTTGACCATCATATTTATAGAAGTTATCATATCCCATCCAATATGAAATACCATTATAATCTACTGCCGCATGTGGTGCTATCATACCACAGTTAGTACCAACAGGTGTAAACCTAAAAGTAAAAGGTGGTCCTGTAAACTGCATTGTCCACATAGCATTATCAGTCCAAATATGAATAGCATTTCTTGAACGAAGACCGCCTATAATTTTAGTGCCATCAGTTAGAACAACCTCACCAGATGTAGAACTTACTGAAGGAACCCAATTAGTGCGATCATCTTGATCAGACCAACGTACTAACATAGGATCAAAAGTACCACTAACAGTAGCAGTAGGAGAATAAGAATTAGCTCCTAAACAAATCAAATGTCTATCATTAGGTGATACAACAATTGAATTAACACTAATAGGAGAAGTTGTTATAGATGTAGCTCTTATAGGTACAGTAGAAGCATCACTATCAAAGTAATATATATTACCACCATTTCTATTGGCTACAACATCATCACCCCAGTTGTCAAGACTCCATTGAGATATATCAAAAACAATATCAGTAGCATCTGCACTTGCTGCTTGGTTCCATGCTCTTGTTTGAGAAGCACAGACAGTAGCTTGGAATGCAGCAGCACCATAACCTGTACCACCTGTAGCAATAGAATTACCAGTAGGTAATAAGTAATTAAAAGTAGCTGATCCTACATCACTTCCTGTAGCATTTGCAGCATCAGTTACAGATATTGTAAATACGTTTGTACTATCTACAGATACAATAGGATAAACATTAGTACTAAGACTTACAGCATTAAACGTAGCAGTAGAAGTAAAGTAAACATAATTACCAACTTTTTGATTATGACTTGTATCAGAACAACATACTCTTGTAGAACCAGAAGAAGTACCAAAAACATTTGCTAATGTAACCGCTGTTACTATAGGAGTAATATCTGTTATTAAGTCACCGTCATGTGCATATAATTTATCAGGTGTTCCAAAGACAGCCCTCTTTTTATTATTAGCACTTTCTTATGTAATTAAATCTCTAGCACTACCATCAAATGCAGTACTTACTTTAGTTTCATATCCACGCATATTCTCAGGTTTACCTGAACGAAAGCGTATATGGTTTCCATCATACCATTTACCTTCTTCTTCATATTGAGTAGACTCTCTATGAAGACCTTGCTTCAGTTTAATTTTAGATAGCGTAGTCATTAATACTTACCTATTTAAGATCGTTTACTATCACTGCATCAACTTTATCAGTAGCTCTTACAGAGAATACTAATAAGTCAACTGCATTAGCTCCTGTAGTTAAAACAGGATCAGACCCACCTGCAAATTGAAATACAGAATTATAACTTAAAGTACGACTTCCTGTTCCATCTTGTATAAAATAAATATGTCCTGTTTGTCCTGCTGTTAAATTAGTAGGAGCCGCTAATGTTCTATTACCTTCTAATGTTACAAGAAACTGATTATTAGTAGCCATATTCATTGTAATATTTGTTCCATCTGTAAGTGTTGTTATTGCTTGATGTACAGGCGCACCTGAAGCTAATGATACGGCTCCTTCAAAACGTGTTGTACTTTTATTAACTTGTGCGCCTTCTACTGTTACAGTGCTTTTAAGAATAGCCGCGCCAGCTACTGTTACAGTAGATGCAAATGTAGCTGCTCCTGAAATTTGACCTGTTCCTGATATATTTAAACCACCATTAACACTAATAGAAGTAGCAGTTATTATTCCACCTACAAATAAATTATCAGCAACACAAACATTATTAGGTAAAAGGTTAGCACTTCTTAGTGAAGTTCCATCACAGACTACATGTTGAAATGTAGTAGAAGACCTTCCTAAAGTAACACCAGTATTACCTGCTACTCGCATCATGACTACATTGCTATCAGCATTAGCAGATACTTTATTTAATATAGAATATGATTTAGTGTTGCTAGGTACAACAAGAAAGATTGAAGTTGCTACTGTTCCTATTGATCCTTTAATTTCTAAGAAAGCAGATCGTGCTTGATCATCAGCACCGTCGTTGGCTGTTAAGTTTACTGTTGCAGCACTACCAATAGATACAGTAGTATAACCTGCTATTGCTTCATCAGCAAGACTAATGACACCATCATTTAGAATCTGACCCCAACTATTAGGGTTTTCTCCATCACCCTGTTTAGTCAGCCTTAGATTAGTTGTATACGTACTTGCCATTTGACATCTCCAAATATAATATCCAAATCATTTAATTATCCTTGTGTACCTGTAATTGTACCATTGTCTGTAGTTGTTACTGTATTAGAATTTTTTCTAACTGCATATCCTGCAGCACCACCAGTACCACCATTACCTCTTGTCTCTCCATCTGACGCATTAGCACCATTACTTCCTGCTGCACCATAATCACCACCATTACCACCAGCACCTGAAGTTGCAACTACAGCACCTCCGTCATCAGTTACTGCAGGACCACCATTTGTAGCAGCATTAGTACCAGCACCATTACCACCAAGACCGCCATAAGCCGCTGCTATTTCATTATCATCTTCATCATGAGCACCACCTCCACCGCCGCCACCACCGCCACCTGCGAGGACAGAGCCACCAGAGTTTACGATAAGAGTAGCATTACAAGCAAATGACATAGCATCACCACCAGCACTACCATTACCACCATGATTAGAACTTGCTTGATTACTAGCATCTCCCCTAGCACCACCAGTACCACCATAACCTTTAATAGCACCACTAATATAAATTAGTACTGTATGTATACTTCCAATAGTACCTGTCTGCCATGCAGGAGTTGCTGTTCCTGTAGAAGCAGCAGATGTTACAGTAACACC